GCACGCGGACATGCAGCGTAAAGGCCGTGAACTATGACGAACGTATGTACCTGGACGACGATGCGTTTCCACCGTGATACACTATGCCATCATAAACGGACCCATAGGGACTGAGCGATGTTCGACCAGTGTTCTCGCGACCTCTCGCTACTCTGCCTTATGGCTGCTGCGATCCACCCGTGGGCCGCAGCAGGTGCGGCATTCGGTTGCTGTTTCTTCCTGGCTGCGCCGATGGCCACCTCAGGGTGGAAGCGCTTGAAGCTGGGGCTGTTCTCATTCGGCATCGGGTACGCGGGTGGCGTGTTCTGCTATGGGGGCGGCCCCCCGTGGAGTGAGAAAGCCATGTTGGTAGCTGCGGCACTTTCTGCGCTTGGCGCAGTCCTATTTACAGCGTTCTATTACGTGATCGACAAAAGTGGCCCTCTGCCAGCTTGGCTTGAATCTATTCTCGATCGCATCCCGATGTTAAAGCGCCGGAGTGATACAGATGGAGTTTGAGACGATCCTACGAGTAGTCTGTGCGTTAGGCTACTTCGGAACCTTTATCATTATCGCGTCATACCACCCGCGGCAGTCGAGCTGGCGACCGGGGGTTTCCCTCTTCGCCGTAGGGCTCGCCGGTAGCTCAGCGGGGCTCGCCGTCATAGTGGCTATGGGATTGCTACAGCAAGTCATAGGCTCGCTCCTATGGGCTCTCTGCGCCCAGTGCCTCTGCGTATTCGCCCTAGTCGCCAGGTGCCGCGGTAATCTCGCTAAGCTGCTGCCTCGGTTCAAACAACGGAGTCCCGTATGAAGCTCTCCCCCTCTGGCATCGCGGTTGCGCATTATTTCGAATCCTGCACCCTTGATGCTTACCCCGATCCCGGCAGTAAGGACGGCACACCGTGGACCAACGGATGGGGACACACCGGGCCGGAAATCGTAAAGGGTCACAGGTATACGCAGGCGGAGGCAGACGATGTATTCGTTTCCGATATCGCCAAGTTCGAACGCAGTGTGACGGGACTGGTGAAAGTTCCTCTTACTCAGGGCCAGTTTGACGCGTTGGTTCTATTCCAGTACAACACAGGCGGCCTCGGCACCTCCACGTTGCTGCAAATCGTGAACGCAGGTAGGTACGCGGACGCCCCGGCGCAATTCGCCCGGTGGAATAAGAACGACGGTAAAGTTATGCGAGGGTTGATTCGCCGACGTGCAGCAGAAGCCGCATTATGGGCGGGCAATTCTGGGACAGACGCAATTCGCATAGGAGTGGCCGCCGCATGACTTCGGCTTATGGCTATGCGCTGGCGCTCCTGATAGGCGCTGGCGGCTCGTGGTATGTCGAAAGTATCCGATGGTCCAATGACGTCCAAAAACGCGATCTGGCAACCGCTACGGCGATCAATGCGAACGTGGACGCCGTGAACCAACAGCTAATCGCTTCACGCGCACAGACAGAAGCCATCCGGCAAACCTTCATCGAGTACAAGGCGGGTAAAGAGAATGAAACGAGTGCTCTTGAGCGGGCTGTTGCTGATGGTTCTAAGCGGCTGCGTGTCAAAGCAAGTTGTCCAACAGTGCGCGCCGATGGAACCGTTTCCGGCGGAACTGTCAGCGGAACCGCAGAACTTGACCCCTCTGTTAGATCGGATTATTTCGAATTGAAGCGAGGACTCGACCGGCAGTTCGCCGAGTTGCAGTTCTGCCGGTCGGAATTGAGGAAGCGTTCAGCGCAGCCACAGAACGCCAAGAGTAAGTAGCGAACCGATTAAGCCGCCGACGATCAGATAGCAGTTTGTGCAAACTGTTTTAGGCGCGCGGCGCCATTCAGTTGTAGGCGGAGGGGTAAGGGCACAGTAACCGCACCGAACGTCAAACACCTCGCCTTCGTGCTCTATCAAGAAATGCCCGCACGTTTTGCACGGATCTCTCCTAGTAGCCTTCACAGTAATACTCCTCTTCCTCAGTTGCATTTTGCGCAGCGGCTGTCGCCCGGCAGATAACCTGGGCGTCCTGCGTGAAGTACGCAGCCACTGGCACCGGGCCGTTTGCGGTTAGCATGTAGAGCATGGCTAGGATTTTCATTTAAGAGCGTCCTCCGAAAGCTCTTCGGCTAGTTCCGCAGCAAGCCCGACTGGCCACCAGTAGAGCGGTCTATGATAGGTAGGGTGACTGGTTTCCCTCATAACCAAACCTTTGCGCTCTAGGGCTTTGAAAGTGTTCAGCACCGCAGCCGCCGGAAGTTCTAAGGCGTATCCGATTTGATACGACAGGACGCCTAAGCCAAATATGCAGTAGGCGTCACCGGCTTTGACCTTTTCGCAGTCATTACCAAACAGATAAGGCGCGTGCTCCTTGTACCGGAAGAGGTTGCGTCGACCAAATTCCTGCATTTTAGCGAGTACCGCTTCTTGCCGTTCTGTAAGCTTCATTCCGCTTCACTCCTTTTCGCGGCCCGCACCATGCGAGCGCCGAAGAACTCGACTTTCTCAGCGTTGTACAACGCTTTGTTATCCGCCTTTACCGCGCCGCCCATGCGGCCAGTGCAGGTACGCCAGATCGCTTTAAACGCTTCGCCTTCCGCGAAGGTCATACCGAGCGCTTCGATAATGTCGATGCTCTCAGCGGTGTACGGAGGGTTGTTTTCGTCGATGGGATCTGCGACATGACATTTGTAATAGTCGACGCTGCCGCCGGTTTTCTGTTGGGTCATACTAGGTCTTCCTTTTCGAAGTAGAACACTACCGGCGCGGCGGTTTCAGTTATCAGCCCATATGCTTTCGCCAATCTGTAGATTGGGTGGTAACTGTTCAGGCTGTTCACATGGCCGGCGATCCAGTTACGCCACCCTTCTAACGTCTGAGCGCCTTTGCTGATGTTGCATGGCGCGCACGCCGGCATCATATTTTCTACGGTGTCGTTCTCCGGCTTTAGAGGCTTACCGGAATCCAAACGCCAAGTACCATTAGCGTTTTGCTTTGAAAGCAATTCCCTTTGTACAGGCACAAGATGGTCGGCGTGCCACCGATCGGATAGAACCACTCCGCAATAAGCGCAGCGCCCGCCGTACTTCATACGAACCTGTTCACGCTCCGCCTTTTTCAGCTTCATGCCGCGTCCTCTATAGGGTTAAATCCGTTATCCCTCATCGCTTTTAGAAGTATCTCCTGCACCTCTCGTTTGGTCTGCAGGCGCTCCAATACCAGTTCGTCCACGGTGTCAGCGGCCAGGATGAAGTGGTGGAACACCGGGCGGTTGTGGCCAGCCTGCAGTTGGCGCACCGGCCCGTTACGCTCGATGATTTGTTGATGCTCCTCCAAGTTCCAGTTGACGCTGAAGAACACCAGAATATTGCCCCCGTCCTGCAGGTTCAAACCGTGACCAGCGCTGGCCGGGTGGGCGAACATGATCGGGATCTCTCCGGCGTTCCACGCGTCGATCGTCTCCGGCTTCTTGTCCAGGTGTCGGCCTTGGGGGAAGCGCGCCAAGAGCCTCGCCAGATCGCTTTTAAAGTTGTAGGCCACGAGCACCGGCATGCCGGCAGCTTCTTCGAGGATTTCCTCCAATGCGTTCAGCTTCTCGTCATGAATCTTTTTCCACTGCGGTCCGCCTTCCACATATGCCGCTCCGCTGGCAATTTGTAAACAATTGTGGACAATCAATGGCTTACCGTCTGTTCCTCGAACGGTAAAGCGGTGTCTTGGACCCGCGTTGATAAGGTCGTAGACAAGCCTAACGCCCGTAGTACCGGCCATCCTTTCTTCAACCTGGCCCGAAGCGTTACAGTCTTGATATCGTAGAACCTGGCCGCCTGCGCAACCGTCATACGCCCCGCCGGAGTATTCAGCCATACGTTGAAGCGTGTGTTGTTTGATTGCTCCCGAACCGTAGCCCATCGACAGTTGTCTGCCTGATAATTGCCATTGTTGTTCTTGCGCTCGATCGTAAGATCGTCCGAATAAGTCGAGCCCATGTCTTCCCAAAAAGCGTCGAACGAATCGCGCCACCGTTCGCAAACCGAAATTCCCCGACCGCCGTAATTGGGCCAGTCTTTGTCGTTTGGGTTGCTGCACCTGGATTTCATGTTGCTCCACGTGTGGAAAGCCCTGTGCTTCGACATGCCGTGAGTACCCCAAGCATCCAAGAGCATTTCCCGGCGCTTGCACCCGCAAGACTTCTTCTCTCCCCTGTTGGGGTTGCGCAGATTTGTACCGATGCACGTTATGACCTTCCCGCACACGCATTGCGCTTCCCATAGCGCTCTCCGCGCTATGGTGTCCGTGGACCCCGAGCGCCCCAGCACTGTCAGGTAGCCGAACACTTTGCCTGTCAACTGTACCGTCATTGTTTATCTCCTCGGCGGTTTTCCACCCTTCGACGGTCAGCACCTTGTGGTCTGGCGTCATGGTGACTCCGAAGCAATCTACGACAGACTTATAGCCGTGGCAAGCTAATTTGTAGACACTTACCCATTCGACCCCATCCCACACCAGATCC